AACCAGAATAATGAGTCAGTTTTAAAGCCTCTCTATTATCAGTACTAACAATTTCTATAGTACCTCCTTTTTGATTTATAACATATTTGCTTCTATAAGTCTCTGTATTATGATTATAATTAGGGTCTAAATCTTTTGAAGTATTTTCATACGCACCTGGATAGTCTAAACCATCCTCATCAAAATTATTATAAATAGACTTCCATTCATTTGACCCATGAGTTGTTGCAAAGTAAATAGGTGTTTCTGGATCACCACCAACAAAAAAGACCCATACATGAGCACCTACATTAGGAATACTAAAGCTACCTTTCGCACTATTTGAATATGAACTAGGTACATAATTGTAAGCGAACTTGTTTAAATTATTAAACTTAACTTTATCTTTATCTGTAAATGCATCAGATACTTTTAATGACTGTGGTTCATATTTATGTGCTGGTTTCTCTCCAATACCATCATCATTAAGTTTATACTTACTATCTATCTCAGTCGGATATGCAGTATCTAATCTATTAGAATCTGATATTGTAGCATTTTGTTCATAAGCATTATATCTACCTGGTGCAGCACTACCTACAATAGGTGATGCTGGTTCTGCCCAAGGAACTATCTTTTTAAGCTCCTCTATAATATCAGTCAGATCACTATCAATATTCCTACCAATAAATTTAAAAGACTTATCTTCATTTTCTTTAGACCAATTTTTATAAACCGCTGGAGATAAATGAGGGACCCATACTTTTACCTTACCGCTTTTATCAGGATCATTATTTTGTATAACTATACCAACATGGTTACCGAGATACTTACCCGACTTGTTTAGCTTCGCGGCATTCCATTCATCCGGAGGTGTATTAACATATATACTACTCATTATTTTTTTGTGCTAAAACCTTACACGCGCTTTTTATAAGATCTTTCTCTATCATTTTAACTAAATTTAAATTTGCATCAGCATAGCTATTACCTACTTGATTAAATGTTCCATTACTAGCAAAAATAACTGTTAAAAGACCTTTAAGGTTTTTTCTTCTAGAAATTTTATACCCATAGGATACAGTAGCACGCTTTGCGCCTGGTATATTAGGATCACTTCCAAAAAATGTTGACTCTATCATATACTCTACAACATAATTTTCCTTCTCGAGCTGGTTACCGGTGGCGCGTTCCTGTATATACCTCGTTCCTGCGTCAATGTTACTAATAATATCTCCTCTATGAGAATCAAAAAGGACTCTTATTTGTACTGCCGCAACTTCAAACGCTTTTATATTCTCCCAATCAGGGTAATCATAAAACAACACTTTCCATTTTTTATTTTCAACTTCTTTTGCTGATTCAGTTTCTAATAATACAGGTATTGTACTATCGTCTTTTTTTTCTACTTGATCTTGAAGTTCTTTTTTCACTTCATCTGTAGCTTCTTTCTTTTTCTCCTCAATAACCTTTCCCCTCTCTACAGGGTCTTCTTTCATTTTTTTCTTAAACCCAGCGCTAATTGCTGAAGGCGGAGTAGGATCTAATGCGGTCGGGGCTATTGTTTTAACAACTTCAGAGCTTGGTAAAGTAGTACTAGTATCAACTATTTCATTTGCTTGTGCTCGTTTATTATATAATTTTTTAATTCTTCTATTAAATTCCTGAACTTCAGGAACGCTCGCTGGGGTCGCCCCGGGACATATATCTTTTATTTTTGCTCTAATACGTTGCTTGAATAATGTGACTTGATGAACTTTAATTTTTTGATAAGCGAGTTTTCTTAACTCTGAATCAATTTTCTGTTCTAATTTATTACGAAAATTTCCTAAGATACCATTTATCCTATCTTCAAAATTTAATATAAAATCTATCTCAGGTACTTTATTCATTAAATCTCTAATCTGAGTATTAATACAACCTAATATTTGCTGCTCTAATTGCATACCTAAATCAGCGACCTGACCTTTTAAAAACTCTTTAGCTTGATTACCAAAGCCATCTATGCCAGCATTCTGTCCAAAGTCAATACCAGTGAAGCCTTCTAATGTCTCATTAATAGCTTGTTTAGGTGACACATTTAATCCATCTTTATATGATTGCGCTACCTGTTTAATCTGTGACGGAGTGATAGTATCTACTACATCTATTGCAGATTGTTTTTGATCTTTAACAAAAGTATCAAAGCTAAAAGCCATATAATTATTTATTGCTTGACCTTTATAGTGAAACCGCTATAATACATGTATGACGATTAACGTATCGCACGAGTCTCCTATTACCCTACTTCCAGAATCGGTATTATATAATGATTATCAATATTGCTTAGTGCATTTAATGGAAGAAGAGCAGGAATATAGAGACTGGTTTCTAGGACGATACCGAGCAATAAGACCAGAAGGAGAAATCTTATTAGATAATTCTATCTTTGAGCTCAAAGAAGCATTTGATTCAGACAAATATGCACAATGGTGTGAAAAAATAAAGCCAAATTATTATATTGTACCCGATGTATTAGAATGTGCAGATGGTACTATGGAGAATTTTAAAGCGTTTACAGATGCTTATAAGAAGTTACCAGGAGCCACAATAGGAGCTGTTCAAGGTAAAACGTGGACGGATGTCGTTTATTGCTATAGGTTTATGTCAGCACATGCTGACTATATTGCTATTAGTTTTGACTTCAGTATGTATAATGTAACAGGATTTAGTCGATTAATTGATAATGAAAAATTAATGCGACAGACTACAGGAAGACAAAACCTCGTAAAAAGGCTTATTGAGGAAGGCTGGTGGGATTGGGAAAAACCACATCACTTGTTAGGTGCTTCACTCGCAAGAGAATTTAAATGGTATGTAAATAATAATGTTTATAATATTAGAAGTCTTGATACATCTAATCCAGTAGTCGCAGGATTGTTAGGATATCAATATAATGGAGATTTTGGTCTCAGTCATAAGCCTAGTCAACTATTAGCAGATCTTATTCATGCTGATCCTGACGATGACGCAAAAGAAATCATTAGATACAATACAAGCCAGTTCAAGAAAATTATCAAGCGATAAAAATAATTAAAAGGTTGATTAGTATCACAACCCGTTTGACTAAATAATTATATGAACGGGATAGTATACAGAGCAACCAACACAGTTAATAAAAAGGCGTATATAGGAAAAACCACAGGGACCCTTGAGCGTAGAAAGATAGAGCATAAATGTGCCGCGGTGAATGAGAAGTATATATCCCTATTTTTACGCTCTATTAAAAAGTATGGATGGGATGTATTTGAGTGGGATATTTTATTTGAGTGTAGTGATATCTTGTTGTTACATAAAACAGAGAAACACTATATTAAGAAATATGGAACATTAAACATAGCACAAGGCGGTAGTGGCGGAGATACAATGTCATCACATCCTAATAAAAAACAAATTTATAGTAACCGTAAAAAGAGAGAAATAAGAAATTTGATTATACTTACAGAGAAACAAGAGAGAGATATTATCTCTCATTGGGAGAGCATGGAGGTTCAGTGGTTAAACGGTATATCAGCTGATACAGGGTACAGTAGTTATATATGTAAGAGAGTATTACTTAAGCATGGATGTGTATTACCTGCTGCCGGTGTGTCGCGGAAAACTCTTTTGTCAAAAGGGTTGATAGTCCCGTCACGTAAAGTCGACTTTACAGTGGAGCAGATCGAAGATATTATTAATCTATATGTTAATGATAAGCTATCTTCAACAGAGATTGCTAAAACAGCTGGACTTAAATCAGGAGACGCTATAATAAAGGTATTGAGAGAGCAAAACGTAGCTATTCGCTCAAGAGGCGAAAACACAACCATAGCAAATTTAAAGAGAAGTAAAAATGGAAAGTATAACACGAAGTAAACCTCGCCGCTGGGTTGCGTTTTTTAGTCAGACTGGATCTGAAATTGTTAACGTCTCTAAAGCTATCGATAGATGGCCTGATCTTGTTGTAACTAATAAACAAGATGATGATACTACTCATGTCGAACTTGTACAACGAGTAAGACAAGGAGATACTAAGTTAGTTACACTACCTGCATGGCCAAAAGAAATAGACTATCTCAAAGCAGCTGATAAGTTAGGGTTCTCTATACTAAGAGAAGAATGGATGAATGAAGTCCTTATTACTCTTCATGGTTATCTTAGAATCTTACCTCCAGACTTTACTAAATCATCTACTATTTATAACGGACATCCCGGAGCAATTCATATACATCCTGAATTAAAAGGTATTAATCCTCAAAAAAAGGCATGGAAAGAAAACCATATAAGAGTAGGTTGTGTTATTCATAAAGTAACCCCAGAGCTCGATGATGGTCCTATTGTAGAGAAATGTCTTATTAATAATAACTTCGAGACATTTATTGACTTTCTAGATGCGCTTCACGTTGCATCCTCAGAATTATGGATAAATTTTTTAAATGAAAGATTACGATACAATTAAAGCGGAAGTCGAGCAAGACTATCCTGAGACATGTGCAATGTTAAAGAGCTTGCTTGAAGAGGAATATAAACTATTCATCGAGAAACAATACGATTATGGTCCTGGTAATATTTCAGTCGGTCAAGACGTATCTAAACCTGATGGCCAGTTAGTTGCTAAGACAGGACTAGTGTTCCGTATTCATGATAAAGTACAGAGACTAATTAATCTCATCGTTGTGAAACGTAGTACTGAAGCTGCTAATGAACCAATTGTCGATGCTTGGAAAGATTCAAGTTTATATTGCAAAATTGCTCAGATAGTCGATAATGGTACTTGGGGCAAATAATGTTAATATCGTTTACAGGAGCTCAATCTTCAGGTAAAACTACATCACTCAATCATTGGAATGATTGTAGGAATCATTGGAATGTAGTTCCTGAAGTTACTCGTAAACTAAAAAGACAAGGATTTGAGATAAATGATGATGGAGGTGACTACATCGACACTCAAACCGCAATATTAGTTGATCATCTAAATAATATTTTTTCATACACTAATACAGATATGGATACTATTTTAGATAGATGTCTTGTCGATGGGTTTATTTATACGCGATATTTCCGGATGGGAGGTAAAGTAGATGAATTCACAGATAAGATGTTTTCTAGAATGATAAAAAGATATATTTCAAAATATGATTATATCTTTTATACTAGCCCGTATGATGTAGCTCTGATTAATGACGGTGAGAGATCTATGAGTGAAAGCTTTCGCAATAAGATTATTAGATTATATGAAGAGTTAATCTTAGATAAGTATCCAAATGTTTTTGTACTTGAAGGGAGTGTTGAAACACGCTATAATAAGATGATAGAAATAATGTATCATGAGTAAACTTGATAATAAAAACGTAAGCAAGCATCTAGGTAAAACTAGTAAATATAAATCCGAATATGATGAAAAACTCTTAGTAAGAGAGCCCAGATCTAGCAATCGTAAGCATCTTAAAATTAAAGATAAAGATTTACCGTTCGTAGGGTATGATGTCTGGAACGGATATGAGATTTCAGGCTTAATGGATAACGGGCTACCTGTTAACGCTGTCGCTAAAGTAGTGTATCCTTGTGATAGTAAATATATTGTCGAATCTAAATCTATGAAGTTATATTGGAATAGCTTTAATATGACAAAATTTGGTGAAACTATAGAAGAGGTTGTGACTAATATTGAATATCATGCTACAACTGACCTTAGTAAGCTATTACAGACAGAAGTAAAGGTTAAGTTATTCTCCTGTGATACAGATGTGTCAAGAGTATCTAATCCATTCTTAGAATCATATGATGCTGTACCAAATTCATTAGCAATAATTCCAACTAAGAAATATGTACGGTTAGAACACTTCCTAAAATCAGATATTACCATTACTAAGTATAAAGAAGATCCATCTATATTTGATACCAAATATACCTCTATGGCAGAGCCTAATAATCTAAATGTAATGTCTTCATTACTTAAAAGTAACTGTCGTGTTACATCTCAGCCAGATTGGGGAGATGTATTTATTCATATAGAAGGACATTGGTTACCTGGAATAAAAGAACTACTTGAATATATTGTTTCGTTTAGAGACGAAAATCACTTCCATGAAGAAATATGTGAAACTATTTATAAACGCTTGTACGATAGGTTCTCCCCGCGAGAATTAATGGTTGCATGTTTATATGTCAGAAGAGGTGGATGGGACATTAATCCAGTTAGAGCTAATAAGATAGAGCTAATTGATAATACTATGTGGGATGAAACTATCCCATGGATTAAGACCATTAGACAATAAAAAAGGGCGCTCTTTCGAGCGCCCTTCGATAATAAACAATATATCGGCTTACTGGAATACTGTGGACTGCGCCGATGACGCACCACTAGCAAACTTGTCACCAATACCAAGTACAAACACAACATGGTAATAGTTAGAAGCACCAAAGAGGTGATCAACAACACCATATCGAGTCAACATACCGACCTTCGGATAGAAGGAGTTCGGATCAATTGACCGTTGCACCATAACCGGGAT